ATGGAGACGACGTCGTTGCGCGTTCTTCCCAAGAGAAGATCGACAATTGGAAGAGCTTGGCTCCCCGTGTCGGTCTTTCTCTTTCTTTGGGAAAGAACTTCATTGACCCGGATTTTTGTACGGTCAACTCTCAACTCTTTTTTAGAGGAGAGGTCCTACATACCGGGAAGGTGGCACTCGCGCGACGTTGGGGTACAACGATTGATTATTGTTACTCCGAGGCTCAGTTTTATTGGGGTCCTACCCCTGAACTGACGGAGAACTTTCTTTCTAGAAACTGGAAAGAACTAAGTCGTACACCCCGTAGTCTTCATTACGCCAAAGATCACGGAGGATTGGGTCTTTATGACATGCGAAGCAGTCTAGGAATCCAAGTGGACCAGCGATTAGCGAAAGAAGTGTATCTATATGATGCAATCTCTCGCTTCGGCAAGGTCCATAGAGTTCCAGGAGCTCCCTTCTCTTTTGTGGCCTTTCCTCTCCTCAGAGGGGAAACCAGCCAACAGGTAGAAGGTGAACCCGCTTCGCATAATGTCTTTAATCGATTTCTCAGCTTAGGTGCACTAGATAGTGAACCTTTGGAGAAATTTTCAGATTTGACACATAAGACCCTGATTAGCTGGAGGAAGAGATTCTTGGAAAGGAATCTTTCTACTCTAGCCTCACGTGATCTTTTTCTCCATATCACAAAGGAAGGAAGGTTTGACCTAGAACAGGCCCCTCCAACTTCTTATCTCGAGACCTCTTACTTAGCTATTACCAATGGCTTAGCAAGGAGGTACGCGGAAGAGTCGGAAAGGTTTGCTCTTGAACTCATTCATGAGTATTGGTTGAACCCTTCTCTTCACCCCTGTGAATATATTGATTTTGGGGATCTTCCGACAGTTCGTCTAGAGAGTGTCCTTGAGGATTATGAGCATTATGCTAATCCAATTGTACAACTCTTCGAGACGACGAATGAAGAAGATTCCCAAGATCCTGGGGAAGGAGCTATGAGGGATGATGTCATTAAGTTTTGGAAAACTTACTCTCCAGAGAATCTTTCGTCCAATTGTGGGGGGCAGCTTTTTAAGCCCCGTCCACAGGCGTTTGATACTCTTGAGGAGTTCTTCCTAACTTTTAGGCCAGATGGAACAGAAATGAACAACTGCCCCACTGATGGCCAGGGACTTGACGGGTCCCAAGATGATTAGACGAGATGTCCAAGTCTATCATCATCAGTGGATGAACTACACTTCTTACTAGTGAATAAGAAAACTTCAAATTCAATAGAGAATAGGTCTACTGCCGTGGATATAAAAGGTGTCGGATAACGACAAACCAACCTTTGCGTCTTCGAGCGTTGAGCATTTGCTCCGCGAGACGATGAGAGGAAGGGGATGGGACACTGGGGATTGACTTTGAGCCTTGAACAAGCTCACTGTCATGTTACCCCTGGGGGTACCTACCTTTTATCTCGGCAAACCGAAATTGCGAGGATGTCGAATGTCTGAGGGGTACTGAGTTCGGGAGTCTTAGACTCACCGATAGGTGCTCACATTGACATTTCGGACTTCACTG